CGAAGTTGCATTAGCCGACATTAGCAAGTATAAAATTTGGACTAACTTAATGGGCAAAATGCCTAGGGCTTACCGTAGTGGTATGACCCTGATCATGAACGACGCTGATTGGAACAATCACATTGTCGGCATGGTCGATTCCAATGGCCAGCCTGTCGCTCGCGTAACTTATGGCCTAGATGGTACTATTGCCGAGAGATTCATTGGGCGCGAAGTCATTCCTGTAGAAGATTTGTTACCTTCCGCCGATGCCGCGGTTGCTGGTGATGTAATTGCTATTCTTTGCAAGCTTCCCGACTACATGGTTAACAGCAATATGCAACTCACTTACCGCAAGTACTTTAACGAAGATACAGACGAGTGGATTGATAAAGCTACTCTCATTGCTGACGGCAAGCTGGCCGACCCCAACGGTGTCGTGCTTATTAAGCTTAAAGCAGCTGTTTAATAGCTGGGGAGGGGAACCTCCCCTTTTTGGGCTGGTGATTAAATGTTAGAAGAAGTTAAAAATGCTTTAAGAGTTGATGGAAGCGACTTTGATTTAGAAATACAAGACTTAATTGATGCCGCTCTGGCCGACCTTGCCCTCTCTGGTATTGACGTAACAGATCCAACTAAGCCACTGATAAAACGTGCTGTGATCACATACTGCCGGGCTAACTTTGATTATGATGATCGCTATAATGACAGATTAATAGCCTCGTATATAATGCTCAAAACGCATTTATCTTTAGCAGATGACTACAAGGCGGTGACGCTATGAACTTAAGACACAGAGTGGTAATCGGTCAATACACAGAGGATGTTGATCAGTTCGGCAACTCGACCGGCAAAACATGGGGTACTGTCGCGGAGATATGGGCTAACGTAGAGGGGCTAAGAGGAAATCAATACTTTCAGGCACAGCAAGCAGTGCAACAATCAGATCACAAAATAACAATCAGGTACCGCAAGGGAATTTCTTCTGGTATGATTGTTCGCTATGACGAAAGAGAGTTCACCATCCAGGGACCTGCGCTTGACGAGGATGGGAAGCGCAGATGGCTTACTCTTATGTGCCAGGAGGTGAGGCCGGTGTGAAGCTAAGAATGAGGGTAACAGGAGGAGCTGAAATTCAGCGCAAGCTAGAGCTCATGCCAAAGGAGATTAATGCGAGCATTATGCAAGATGTTGTTCTCATTGGTGGCGAGATTATCAAAGAAGAAGCCAAAAGAAACGCTAACAGACGCAAAAGGACCGGCAATTTAGCTGACAGCATAAACGTTAAGCTTGGCAAAGAAAAAGTTGGGACTAAGGTTGTTGCTGTAATCAGTGCTGGGGGTAAGGGTTGGTATGGAAAATTGCTTGAGATTGGCCATAAAGTAGTGGTTAAGGGTGTTGTTGTTGGCCAAGTTCCACCGTACCCCTGGCTTCGACCGGCTTTTGATGCAAAGCAAAAAGAAGCACGTGAAGTGATGAACAAAGAGCTTGAGAGGAGGCTTGCTGAAATATGGCAGAGATAACTCCTAGAGAAGCTCTTTTTGCTTTCTTGTCAACAGATAACACAGTTATGGCAACTGTCAAAAATATTCATTCTCGCCGGGTACCTTTAGGCGCATATAAGCCTTTGATTGTAATTTACCCAACAATAAGCGACGTTCCCACCAGAGACTTATCAGGTATTGCGTACAGGCAAGCTAGGTTGCAGGTGACAGTGATGGCCGACACTCAAAAAGAAGCCGAGACAACAATCAGAGCAATTATTAAAGCTGTTGACGGGTTTTCTGGCAGTATGTTTGGCCTTTCAGTAATACAAGCCCTAGCTGAAACGGATAGGCAGATAGATGAAGACGAAGTAGACGAGGTCCATCAGCATTTAGATGTGATCATCAAATACGAGGAGTGATAAAGCATGGCAACAACTGGTTTAAAAACTAAGTTTATGAGAGAAGGAGCGACTGCTGAAACTTTTGAGGCGGTTGCAAGCGTTGCTTCTATTCAACCTCCCCAGTATCAGCGCAATATGACCGAGGTTGATGAACTTGATCCAGCTGACGAACTTATTCAAAGAGTGCAAGGCCTGGTAGACGCAGGTGAAATCAGCGTAACTCTAAACTTTGACCCTGAAGGCACAAGCCAAACCGCTTTAGAAGAAGACTTTTGGACTGCCGCGGTCAAGAAATATCAAATTAAACTGCCGAACGGCAAAGGGTGGACTATGTCTGCGATAGTGTCTGGCTGGGCACCGCAAGAGATTGCCCCTGAAGACGTTATCCAGATTGAAGTAACTCTAACTGTAAAAAGCAAACCTACGTTCGGTGCTATCGTTTAATCTTAAATACAAATCAATGGAGGTTATTACATGTTATTAAATAAAGAAGCTATTCTAAACGCTCAAGACTTACAGCATGAAGATGTTTTTGTTGAAGAGTGGAAGGGTACCGTAAGAGTCCGCGCTCTAACTGGCGCAGAGAGAGACGCTTTCGAGGCATCTATCGTTGAGGGCAAAGGCAAGAACGTGAAAACAAATCTTAAAAATATCAGAGCTAAATTAGTCGCTTTAACCGTTATCAACGAAAACGGAGAGCGACTTTTTAACGACCATGAAGCCCAAGTTCTAGGAACTAAGTCCGCTTCTGCTTTAGATAAAGTTTTCGAAGTGGCTCAGCGCCTCTCTGGCCTTCGTGATGAAGATGTCGAGGAACTAGCAAAAAACTCCGAGAGCGACCAGAGCGAAGATTCTATTTCCGCTTAGCTCAGTCGCTGAGAATGACTGTTAGAGAGTTATTGCAAAGAGTAGATTCAAGAGAGTTAACCGAGTGGATGGCTTTTTACAAGCTGGAACCTTGGGGAACCGAGATAGAAGATTATAGGACTGGCGTCATTGCGTCAACAATAGCCAATGCCAACAGAGACTCTAAACGCAAGAGTAAACCTTTCCAACCGAAAGACTTTATGCCGCAAGGGAAAGTAGAAGAGCAAAGCTGGGAAGAGCAAGAAAAAATATTGCAAAGATGGTCAAAAGTTTGGGATAAAAGTTTCGAATAAAGTAGGTGATAAGATGATTTTTAGATTAACTGTTGTTTTTAAAGATAACTCTACGATGTGTAGAGAATTTAAACGTCAGTACCCTGATCTCATTGAATGTAATGGCGACACAATGATCGTTAACCAACAATGCGGTGTTAACCTAAGTGAAGTTAAATACTTCACTATCGAACCTATAAACTAGTTAGATAAATAATAAAAATGCTTAGGCACTCTCTTGTTGGGGAGTGCCTTTTTACATACCAGGGAGGAGGTGCAATAATGGCTACTGCGGCTAAGTTTGGCATAGAACTTACTCTTAGTTCAGCAAGGTTTATGGCTGGTATAAACCAAGCGGAAAGGCAATGGAACAGCTTTTCAAGGTCTGTTATACGTCAAAGTAAAACAATGCCCAAGGTGATCAAGGACGCGGTACCTGCTTCTCTTGCTTTTGGCAAGCAAGTTGCTAAAATGGCAAAAGTGACAGGAGCGGCGCTTGGTGTATCTATAGCTGGTTTAGCTACTTGGGGAGTTAAGCTTCAAGCTAGTTATGAACAAACAGAAATAGCTTTTACAACTCTGTTGGGTAGCGCTGAGAAGGCCAGAGACTTTATGGGTGGCCTTGTGGATTTCGCGGCTAAGACGCCTTTTCAACTTCCAGGCATCCAACAATCCTCTAGACAATTATTGGCTTATGGCTTTACGGCAGAGAAAGTATTGCCAACACTCTATAGCATTGGTGATGCTGTGTCCGCGCTTGGTGGCGGGCAGGCTGAAATGGATAGAGCTGTTTTAGCGCTTGGCCAGATGCAAGCCAAGGGAAAACTTGCAGGCGAAGAGATGCGCCAATTAACCGAGCTTGGTATCCCTGCTTGGGAGATGTTGGCCGGCACGATAGGCGTAAGTATCCCGAAAGCTATGGACCTGGTCAGCAAGAGAGCAATAACTGCAACGGATGGAATTAATGCGATTTTGTTAGGCATGAACAAGCGCTTTAAAGGTTCTATGGATAAACAATCTAGGACGCTGATTGGTCGCTGGTCGACATTGAAAGATAACATCTCTATTATTGTTCGAGGAATTGGTAAAGAAATTACAAACCGTCTTAATCTGGGTAAGGTTCTAGATAAAATGACATCTTCTGTAAGCAAGTTCGCAGCTGTAGTCGAAAAAGAAGGTTTTATCAATGCTTTGAAAAAAGCTTTTCCTCCATGGTTGGAGCTGGTGATTATTACTATAGCCGGGGCTATAACTGGCGCTTTAGTGCCTGCAATAACTGCAGCCTTGATACCAGCATTAGGAAAATTAGCTATTACCCTGGGAGCTACTTTATTGCCACTGCTACCCTGGATTGCTGTTGGGGCTATCGTGGCGGTGACCATATTTGCGCTTAATAAAGCTATGCAAATACTAGGTGTAACTTGGGGGCAGGTGTGGGGTGGGATAACCGGCGTTGTCGCAACTGTATCTGCGTTTATAATTAAAGCTATTTGGGGCATTGTCAATATAATTAGCTACGTAGTTCCACTCCTCAAAAGCGTGGCCAATGCACTAAAAAGTTATGGCGATAGTTTGTCTAACACTGCGGCTAAGTCTTTCGAAAACATGAAAGGAACTAAAAAAATAGCAGAGAGTACCGCTAATATTGCCAAGACAGGGGAAGATGCGGCTAAGTCTCAAGAAGACTTGGGTGGCGCTATCGAAGATACTGCCAAGAAATCTTCGTCTAACCTGCAAGCTTTTGATGAAGTTCATACTGTCCAAGAAGATATGGCGGACTCAGGCGTAAGTTTGCCTGATTTCTCTCTACCAGAACTGCCTGGGTTAGATATAGCAGAAAATTTAGGCGTAAGTATGGATGGCCTAGGCGAGAAAATTAATAATGTAGCTAATAGCACTGTTGAGTCTATGGGCAAAATTGAAACTTCAATGGGACCTGTTGCTAGCTTGGCAGATACGATTGCAACTGGTTGGAATAATCTAACTATTACCGCCGGCAACATTGGCGACAGAGTAAGCCAGAGCTGGGAAAACATCAAAACTGATACTGCAACAGCTTGGTCGCAAATAAGCACGTCCACAAGTGGGTGGATCGGTGGGATAAAAAACAATATTGCAACTGGCTGGAACAACATTAGAAACAATACAAACACCACCTGGGGGCTTATTTCTATTAGCCTAAGCACTTCTTGGCGGAACATGCAAAGCAACGCCTCTACCGCATGGGCTAATTTAGGTTCCACTATTGGTGGAGCTTGGGACAATATCTCAAATTATGCTGGTTCTGTGTGGGAAACTATTAAAACATCTCTTGGCACAACTTGGGAGACTATTGCCGCTAACGCAGGCCCAATTTGGGACAGTGTGGCAGAAACGGTCGGCGGTACTTGGGATATAATTAGCGATATTGCTGGTAGCTCGTGGGATTGGATCAAGGGAGT